CCGCAGCATTGATGTTAGAAGCATTTGAAACCGCACTGTTTATATTACTTGAGTTGTTAGCTACAGCAGTAATATTAGAATTATTGTTAGCAACCGTAGTTATATTTGCAGCATTAGAAACAGCAGCATTAATGTTAGAAGCGTTAGATACCGCAGAATTTATATTGCTAGAGTTTCCAGCAACTGCTGTTATATTTGAATTATTTGCAGCAACTGTATTTATATTTGTACTGTTATCAGCAGTAGCAATAATTTTAACTACGTTATCAGATACTGTTTTTATTGGGTCATCTTTTACAGTTATGGTGTTACCCATTGAATTACCATGAACACTACAGTAATATCTAAAATTACCTGTAGGTTGTGTTTCTGGTATTACAATTTGTACCTTTGCACCAGCTTGCCCAGCCGTACCTGTAACTGTTACGTTTGTAGTATAAGCACCTGAGTCTGTTTTAAATACTAAAGGATGGTTAGCATTACTACTATCACTTTGGTCAAAAGTATATGTCCAACCTTTATATAATGTAAGAGCTTTAGCAGGGTTTGAAGTATCACCATCTAATACATACTTATTACCACCAGAGTTTACAACTGTAGTAACAAATGTTATTTCATCTTCTAGTGCATCTGCAACTATATCTAATGAACCATTAGAGCTACCTGTAGACGCAGCATTAGTAATAAGACCTAGATCTTCGCTGTATGTTATAGCACCTGATACAATAGCTACGTCATCGAGAACTGCTTGAGATGGTGTAATAATAGAAAACGAACTACCTGTATATACAAGTAAGTTATCGTTAGAACTATCATACCATAAGTCACCTTCTTGTAAAGATGTACCATCTGCTCTTTGTGTAGGTTCACTACTAGATATTTGGTATATGTCAGCAAAGTTATTTATATCTACTACGTTTGCACCAGCATTAACAATATTAGTTATGTTGTTTGCAACTGTTGTAACTTCTGTAGCCTTGGGTACAAGCCTGTGAAAGGTGTAAGTATGTAAGGTACTGGTTGATTCTACTAGAAAACCAAAGCCTGTAGGTATAGCCGCAGACACACCAGTGATCGTAATGTTAGCATTGTTAGCTAAGTTACCATTAGATATTGTAAGTGTTGTACCACTAGGGGTTAGGGTAGTAGATGCAGCTTGTATACTGAGTATAGCTGCCTGTCCTGTAGAACCTTGTGGGTTTGTATTAGGAAAGTGCTGCTCACTTGTTATAGCTGTAAAACCACCAACATCATCAATAAGATCAACGATACGAGCATTGATAGCACCTGTTGTAGCTACAAAAGCATCAGAGCTAGACCAAGTATCACCACTAGATATAGTTTCAGTAGAGTCTTGTCTAAAGTATCTTGCGTCTGATTCTGTTTCTGTAAAGTATCTGCCATCTAAAGATGTGGTATTCATCTCAGATATTGTAAGCTTGTCAGATTGTAATAATGTTTTTATCTCTGCTGCTGTCTGGTCAGCTGTTGCCGCTGTTTCGATACCAGATAACTTAGTCTGTTCAGCATCTGTAAAAGCATTAGTGTTACTGTTAGCCTCGTATGCAGTTTTTATTTCAGCATTTGTCTGGTCAGCCGTAGCCCCAGTTTCAATACCGTTTAACTTGCTATGGTCTGCATCTGTAAAAACGTTACTATCATTAGCAGACTCTACGGCAGTTCTTATTTCAGCATCAGTTTGATCTCCTGTAGCCCCAGCTTCTATACCATTTAGTTTGGTGTGGTCAGCGTCAGTAAACACATTACTGTCTGATGCTGATTCTACAAGTGTTCTTATTTCTGCTGCTGTTTGATCTGCTGTTGCACCAGTTTCTATACCGTCAAGTTTTGTACCATCGTTAGCTATATCTCTACCATCTACAGTGCCACCTACAGTTATATTACCAGTTGTCGATATAACTTGTGAGCCAAAGTTTGGAGATATTTTAGTACCAGCTATAGCAGCTGATGCGTTTATATCAGCGTTAACTATTGTACCATCTACAAGGTTTGCACTTGCTACAGTTATATCAGTCGGTAAAACACCACTATTTAACTTAGCCATTGTGACAGCGTTGTCTGCTATTTTACCTGTAGTTACAGCATCGTCACGAATGTCAGCAGTTTGCTCTGGTTGATTTTGCTCTTCTTGTGCAGCATACAAGAGCTGTGTAATATTATTATTTAAGTCAGCTGCTTTGACTGATGACCCTGCTGTAAATGTAGCCTTAGCACTATCTACATCAGTGTCACGAAAAATACGAATTAGGGCGGGACTGGTGGGAATATTACCTGACGTAAAGACAATATTACCGCCACCTGTAGTCGTGTAGCTAGTAATATTAAAATGGTTGCCACTTGTTTTAGCAGTGCCATCTACTGTTACCTTTATGTCGGCCTGTTGATATGAAGGAAAAGAAAACGCTTTGGTCGCATTTCCATCCCCAGTGTATTCTACGAATGTTGTTGCCATTTATTTGTATATGTTGAGGATGTTTGCAGATGCAGTTCTCTTATCGACTTGTGCAAGTTTTTCACGACGTTGCTTCTCGATTACTTCTGCAATCTTAGGATCATCTTTGATAGATGCCCATGCTCTTGCTTTTGCTTGTTTAAATAATCTATCAATAACTCTGTTATGGTAGTAATCTCTAGCATTAAACTGAGCACGTCTGCCAGCACGTATGTCAGCATACATCTGTTCCATAGATGCTATCATTCTTTTATCTTTAGCAAATTTGTTAAGCTCTAGTTCTAAGTTAAGAGAACCAAGTGCTCGTTGAAACTGTGATCTAATGTAAGGATGATCTGTTAAGTTTGTACTGTCAGGTGCATAGTATGTAGATGTACGAAGATCATAACCACTATCAAATAAAAACTCTCTACCGGGGCCTTGATCTAAGTTTAGACTAACAGGACTTACTGCATTGTATAGTCTTGTCATAAAGTCCCAATCTCTTAGTGGCTTACCGTTTAGCATATCATACTTGATAGGTAACTGACTAACTGCAAGATTTTCTGTAATTAAGTTTCTGTTACGTACGGACTGAAATATACCTGAGTTTATCTCACGCATGTATGGTGTAAATAATTTACCTAAGTCATTACGTATACCAGCTAATGGTACTTGGTTGTTAAGTAGTCCAGATACAATACGTCCACCCTGTCCGGGTCTACCAGCAAATAAGTCAACAAAAGACTGTATACCAGCTAGATATGACTTACTTGTAATAGCCTGTGCTATAACGAGCGAGATCTTACCTAGTTCGTTTTCTGTCCATTCTTCACCCATAAGTTCACTTGCATCACCTACGTCAGCGATTGTAGACATAATAAGGTTAAATGGTTCAAACTGATCGTAACCAACACGAACAGCACCTATCTTAATTGTTCTAGGCTCCCACTTACCATCTATCCATAGCTGTCTTTTTTGTCTGTCAACTGGGCCATTACCATTTAGATCGCCACGCATCCAAGCCTGTGCAGCCATAAATGTAACAGCAGAGCCTATCGCCAATCTACCTGTTTGTAGTGCACGTGCGTTAGCAAGTTCTTCTGCTGTAAAGATACCATACTTGCTTACACTAGCTAGATCATTAGGATTAGCAAATGCTATATCGTTGAACTCTTTGACTAAGAAGTTAAAACCGGGTGTATACTTACCTGTAAGTGCAAGTCCGTTGACACCAGTTCTAGCAAACAAAAAGAATGGTTTAGCTAGAGGTGCAGCACTAAATACATCGTTAAGACCTTTTGCAAAGCCTGTAAGTTCTTGTGTTAGTGTTACCTCTTTACGTGCAAACTTTGTAGCTTCATCAATAATGTTACCCTGTGCGTCAAACACTTGAGAGTAAAAATCATCTTCGTATGCTCGCATCAACTCTTTTGTTATCTTCGGTGTTTTGTAACCGTTATCTTGTAACTCAAGAGCTCTACGCATAGCCTTCTCACGCATCTTAGCACGGCCAAGTACAAAACCAAAAGCGTCGTCAGTTGCAGCCATAATTTTAGTAGAGTATGTCAAAAAGTTACTGTTGTTCATTTGACGTGCCATATTGGCTACACGAAACGCTGCTGTTTCTCCGGGTGTAGCTCTACCACTATCTTCTGCCCAACGACGTAGTATCTCCCAGTT